GCCAGGCGCTTTTGAGCTACGTTATCACCGACAAGTGCCGCGGCTGCACGCTGTGCTCGAAGGTTTGCCCCGCCGGCGCCATTTCCGGCGAGGTGCGCCGCAAGCACGAGATTGATTCCGCCAAGTTCCTCAAATGCGGCGCCTGCATGGAGAAGTGCCGCTTTGGCGCCATCACCAAACGATAACGCTGGCAGGAAGGAGATAATTTTCAATGGAACAGCTTATTCAATTGACCATTGACGGCGTGCGCGTTGAAGTCCCTGCCGGCGCCACGGTGCTGGAAGCCGCCAAGAAGGCGGGCGTCAACATTCCGACGCTGTGCTACCTCAAGGACGTAAACCAGATCGGCGCCTGCCGCCTGTGCGTGGTGGACGTGGGCGGCCGGGCCCTGCAGGCCGCCTGCGTGCTGCCCGTGAGCCCGAACATGGTGGTTAAAACCAACACCCCCGCCATCCGCGAGGCAAGGAAAATCAACCTGGAGCTGCTCTTGTCCAACCATGACAAGAAGTGCCTCTCCTGCGCCCGCAACCAGACCTGCGAATTGCAGCAGCTGTGCCGCGACCTGGGCGTGGAGGACGGCGACCGCTTCGCAGGCTCCATGAACAAATATGACGTGGACGACCTGTTGTAACGGTGTGAATTCCAAAACAAAACGCACCACGGGAAAAAGTGACGAGGGAAGGGCCGGGAAACGTAGGTAGCACAAGGGATTGAGGGTTTTTGTGGGGTGGAGGGGCCGGAAACCGAACGGCGCGAATTCCAAAACAAAAAACGCGGGCAAGACCCGCCTTTTTGTGTTTTTGGAGGTAAAGCGAGAAAATAATGTTGAGCGTTAAACGGTTGAGGGGAGCCGTTAAACGCAGTAAATGCAAGGGTTTGAAGGCTTTTCTCGATCCGCGTTCTATGATGTCAAATCTGGTATGGGCGTTTTGAGTGCGGACATGTTTTTGACGAGTGCGGACATCGAAGTTATATAGCGAAAAGCCATATGCTGAAAAGGTTTCAAGACATTTTGGTTTCTTTTAGTTATCATTAGCGGAAGCACGTTTATGGTGGAATGTTTATGCGATTAAATGAATAATATGCAAGCGGAAGCAACAGGCATTTCGATTCACCACCCATTGGCGAAACAGTTACTTTGTTATAAGCAGCTTATAGTTAAGCAGACACTTCGTAATAAGTTGAAACAACTCGGGGCCAATGAGATAGACCTCCTGGTTATCTTTGACGATCCGTACCAGATCGCCAGACATGGCGGCATTAAAGCAAGCTGTTGCCTGCAGAGAAAAGTCTGTCAAAGAAGCTATCTTAACCGATCTTGCCATTGTAGCAACCTCCTGTACATCAAGTCCTGCCCGCCCGAATGAACAGAAAACGCTGTTTAAATGCTCCTGTTCTTATTATAATGGGTAAGACTGAAAAATGTACAGGGATTAGAAGAACAAATTTACTTGATTATTTTTTGCAAGTATCAAGTTTGTTCTTTAACCGTGCTTCACGCTTCTCCCATTCGACTATTCTTTCAAGATAATTGTTTTCCCTATGAAGATAAACTTTTCTTAGTTTACAGATAGCAAGAGCAGCTTTGTAGTATTTGAAGCGTTCAAGCAGGATAGCGGGCCGGAGATAGTACGCATCGCCTAAAGGGACAACATTGATAAGGAGCATTCAGTAGTAATTTAATGCCAAGCGCGGTTCTTTTTGTTTTTCGAGAGACTGGCCTTTGGCGAATACATTATAAATTGTCTCGAAAACAGCGCGATTATAATCATCTACAAAGTTGTCCGGCAGAGTAGGCGGCCCAAAATGTGAGCATCTTTCATTGAGGAGAAAATCAACTGTATCAAGATTAAATTCGGGTGGTTTTCTCTGCAATATAGTTTGTATCTTTGCCAGTTTCTGTTTTTCTTCCGGTGTCATTGACGGCTGTAAACTTCCACCATTTTTCCATCTGCGATAAGACTTTTCCAACGCTGGATTATCTCCACCGGCAAGCCAGTCGCCAAGTTCTTCACCAATTTCTTTCAAACTCTTGTTCGGATCGGGATGCCACTCAGCCTGTCTTTTTGCCGGGGCGTGCGCTTTAGGTGGTGTAACTGACGCACCTGCTTGATGGTAAGTATCGTCATTTGATTGTTGTCTATCAATATTTCCCGATGCCGATACAACTAAAAGTATTATAATGACAGCACCTACAAAACCTATAAGCATGGCAAAAAGCATCAGTCTGCCCCTCCCACCTTAACAACCTCTGTGACAACTTCGCATAAGCGGATTTCAGCTGGATCATAGACCATATCACTGTAAGCAGTATTGTAACTGCGTAGGATGATTTGTCCATCCCTGTGATAAACACGCTTAATAGTATATTCATCATCAGCAAGGCCAGCAAGAAGCACCAGAGCCATTTGTCCATCGTATGGCATGACTCCTATTTCAGTTATTACGGTATCGCCAGTGTGAATTTTAGGTTCCATGCTGTCACCACGCGCACGAATAATGCGGTAACGGTCTGGATCGGCATACTTCGCGGGCAAATTGACCCATTCATCTGGAAAAGACTCGGAAAATATCGGCGTACCAGCGGCAGCTTCGCCAAGAACATGGACAGGAGAATATATCGCTGTTGATTTTTCGAGCGCTGCCTTCCGTACTGGTTCGGCGGCAGGGATGGTGGGTATTGCAGCTTGTCGAAGAGTCTTTATGTGCTTTACAGACATTGATAGGACTTGTATATCTTCTGGCTCCAAACCTAAACAAAGTGCAGCAAAATCATTTAGGTAATCTGGAACATGAGATTCACATGTTGAGAAGGGTTGAAAGAATTCTGAGATTGTTATATTTAGGCCAGTACATAGTTTTTCAAGATTATCCAAAGGAATTTTCTTACCATTTGCAACAGCGCTAATATACTGCTGTGAAAATCCTACTTTTTCGGCTATTTCGGATTGGCTAAGGCCGCTTTGCGCAATAAGCTCCTTGATTCTCCATGCAACATCCATACCTTAGTCAATGCCCCCTTAAACTATGTATTAGCTCGCAGTTAATTTTATCATGTTAATGGGTAACAAACAATACTTTTTTGATTCTTACTACTGAAAAGTAGTTAAAAGCAATTGACATAACAATCAACTGGTAGTATAATGCAGTTATCAACAACCAGGAGGTGGTAACATGCGAATTAAGGAAGTGCGGGAAAGCATCGGTATTACCCAGCGTCAACTTGCAGCAGATGTCGGCATTACGGCTGCGTATCTTTGTGATTTAGAGAAGGGAAAGCGTTGCAATCCAAGCCTGGGATTGTTGGTGCGCATCGCGGAAGCGTTAAATGTGACGGTCACTGACCTGCTGGAACAAAAGGTCAGTTAATATTCCCCACCCGATGAGTGCTGGACAGCAACCAGCCGAAACGCCCGGAAGGGCGTCGTGGGAAGCTAAGGTTTCTCCATGCTTTTCCACGTTCCACTTGTAGAGGCAAGGAGGTGACGGTATGCAGGCATCCGCTGAGTGGATCGGAACAGATGAAGCAGCGAAGCTGTTGCAGGTATCGCCACGTCATGTACAAAGATTGGTCGCCCGCGGTGATGTGCAAGGCGCTATGTCTGCCACCTACCGCAGCGGCAAAAGCTACGCGATCAGCACGGCAAGCCTGCCGGAGGATGTGCGGATCCGTTTGGCGCTGCGACAGGAGGGCCTGCAGGATGCGGACATCGCCTCCTATCTGCTGCGCTTCGGGCCGGGAAAGCTGGACGCCCTCATAGATAAGCTGTATGCGGTGAAGGAGCTGCAGCTGCTACGGGGCGACAAACGGTCAGCCCAGCGGCGGGCGGAGCTGGCCGCGCAGTTTGGCGTGAAGCCCCGTTGCCTCTACGACTGGGAGCGCAAATATGAGGCCGAGGGCCTGGAGGGGCTGATGGACAAGACGATGCGGAGCGACAAGGGCAAGAGCAGGAGCCTGTGCCTGCTGGCGCAGGATCGGATCAACTACCTGTATATGGCCTCGGGGAAGCTGAGCCAGAACAGGGTACATCACAACCTGCTGGAGATGCGGGACAAGTTAGGCCCCGCGGTGTGCGAGGAGTGCTGCCACAACCCGGAGAGCTACAACCGGGCGGAGATGATCGCCCGGGGGCAGGATCCGGGCGAGGAATGCCGGGCCTGCGGCAAAGGGCTGGTGGTGGCGGAAAGCCGGTGCGCGGTGAACCGCTATGTGAGCCAGCTTGACCCGGCTGTGGTGACGCTGGGGCGCTACGGAGCCAAGCCCTTTGATGATCTATATATGCCCAAGACCCGCAGGGACAAGCCGGATCGTGTCAACGCCGTGTGGTTTGGCGATCACCACGTCTTTGACTTGTTTGTGGACGTGGGCGGCGGAAAGGCGGCGCGGCCCTGGCTGACGGCGTGGATGGACGCCTGCAGCGGGTGCATCGTTGGCTGGGCCATCAGCCTGAACCCCAACAGCGACACCATTGTGGAATCCCTGGCCCTGGGCATCGCACGGACGAAATGCTCCCCCTTCTGGGGCCTGCCGGAACATCTGTACATTGACAACGGCAAGGATTACCGATGCAAGCGCATCGAGGGCGACGGGGACAGGACGTATCAGCCGGGGAGCCTCAACGTGAGCATCGGCGAGGACAACGCGCTACTGAAGTCCCTGGGCATCGGCGTGACCCACGCCATCCCCTACCGGGCGCGAAGCAAGACCATCGAGCGGATCTTTGGCCTGATCGAGGGCCAGTGGATCCGGGGCCTGCCGGGGTACTGCGGCAACGGCATCGACCTGAAGCCGGAAAGTCTGATGGCGGACATCCGCCAGGGCAAGCTGATGACCCTGGAGGAATTTGTGGCGCTGTGGGTCAACCAGATCATGCCCGCCTACCACACCTACAAGTCGGCGGTAGACAAAGCGTCGCCCCAGGAAATCTACGAGAGCCATGAAAAGGCCCGGCTGGAGGTGCCCGGCTGGCCGATGCTGGCGGTGGCCAAGTCCCAGCGGGCGGAGCGGACGGTGCGGACGGACGGCCTGTACATCCACAACCGCCGCTACTGGGACGATGCGCTGGCGGAGATCATCGGGCAGCGGGTGACGGTGCTGTACAACCAGGGGGAGGCGGCGTCGGTGTCGGTGCTGCTGGATGGTCAATGGGTGTGTGAGGTGGTGGCTGCCGAAAACATGCGGCTACTTGGCGAAAGCGAGGAGCGGCTGGCGGATCATCTGGCCATGCAGGCCCGGACACGCAAGAGCAAGATGGCAGCGCTCAATTTGCCCCGGGATCGGGTGCGGATGCTGGACACCATGGCCATGGAGATCCCGGACATGGCCCAGGGCGCGACCATTACCAGCCTGGTGCATGAGCGGGTCTACCGGGGCAAGCAGGAGGCCAGGGCACGGGAGGCCCAGAAGACGGAAACCAGGAGCAAGGTTGGACGTGCCTTGCAGGCCAAGTATGAGGCGGGCGGTCTGGCCCTGCTGCAACAGCCGGACGCCCATTGACCCCTATCCCGCGCCGGCAAAACGGCGCGGATTATGCCCGGACGGGACACAGGCCGGTTCAATTCCGGCCCTGGGCAAGGAGGAAATGATGATGAGATGGATGGTGCGCTACTGGCGCAGAAAAAAGCAGCTTGACCAGCGGATGCGGGAATTTGAACGAAACGGAATGCATGCGACCTGGGGGGCGCTGGTCACCCGGTCGCGGTGGATGTAAAGGAGGAAGGAAACCATGGAAGCAGCTGTCATCTACACGGAGGAGCGGAGCATCCAGGCGTTGGCGGAAAAGCTGAACGCCGTCAAGGACGCGGGGGTGTCCTATCAGTCCATCGCCACTGAAACCGGCGTCAACCGCAGCTACATCAGCGTCCTGGCCAACAAAGGCACCTGCGCGGCCAGCCAGGAGATGCTGGACAGGCTGTGGGCCTGGGTGGAGCAGTGGGAGCGGCGACAGGGCATCGGCCTGCCGGAAGGCGATCAACGCGGCGCGGATGTTGGCTACAAGACCGACCTGAGCCTGATCCACACCCGGGATCTGATCGCGGCCCTGGGCTTTTGCGATTTTTGCGTCAAGCACCGGGAGGTCGGCGTGGTGATGGGGATGCCCGGCACCGGCAAGACCACGGTGGCGGGGATCGTGGCCAGCAAGCTGCCCCACGCCATCAGGATCGAGGCGTGGCTGTCCATGCGGATGGGCGATCTGCTGGACGAGATCGCGTCGGGGCTGGGGCAGGATGTGCGCGGCACACTGAACAGCCGAACGCAGAAGATCATACGGGCGCTGAAGCGTCAGCCTGACACGGTGATCCTGGTGGACGAAGCCGAGTATTTGAAGAAATGGAACGTGGAGAAGCTGGATGTGCTGCGGAAGATCCACGACAACGCGGGGGTGACGATCCTGCTATTTGGGACGCCTGCCTTGGCGAACGTGCTGAACCGGCGAGACACCACCCAGCTGTCCAGGCGGATGTTCCAGTACAGCTTCGGGGGCGCCCGGCGCGATGAGATCCGGGAGGCGCTGAAGGGCTACAATATGGAACCCGCGGTAGCCGAGCGGCTGGCGGCCATGGCATCCGATACCGCCCACGGCGGCATGGGCACCTACACCAAAATGCTGGAATTGTGCCTCTACGCCGCCCAGGGGGAGCGGATCACCGAGGCCACGCTGCAGGAGGCCGTGATGTACAAGCCGGGGCTATGACGGCGCCAGGTACTATCCCGTGCAAGCCGGGATCGGGAGGACGGCAGTCCTCCCGCTACGCTCAAGCCGGAAAAGGAGGTGATTATATGGCAGCCACCAAGAAGCACAAGCGGATGACGGCGGAGCAGAAAAGGATAAGGGCCGAAGTGAAGAAGGATCTCCAGCAAAAGGGACTCCTTCCGCCCGCCAAAAAGCCGCTAAACCGAAAGCGGTTTGTGGCGGAGGCCCGCGACATCCTGCGGGCGGAAACCGACTGGTACCAACTTAACTACTACTTGCACTGGGCGCTGATCGAGATGATGGGTCACATGGGATCCAACTATACCCTGGATCTCGAGGCGGTAGGCGCCGCGAAGGTGATCCACCTGGCCAAGCGTCGGATGGACTTTGAAGCGGAGCAAAAGGCCCAGGGCAAAGACGAATGGACGGTGGGCGAGATGTGCGATGCCGTCATGGACATCTACAATGCATAGGGGGGAGAGCGTATGCTGTGGATTGAGGAGGGACAGGGACGCCGCCGCATCTATACGGTCATGAGCAGCAAGCAGCTGACAGGAAGCCAGGAGGGGTGGATCGTTGTCCGCGGGATGGTGGATGAGCAGGGGCAATTTGTGGGATGGGAGATCCTGCCCGCTTATGCCAGCCGCCGATACAACACCCACGAGGAGGCCATGCAGGTCCTGGACGAGACCATACGGGCCAATCACCTCCAACGGGCCGACTGCGGCACCTGCTGGCATCTGCGCAACCACGGCCAGACCTGCGACTTTTTTTGACCGATACAAACAAATGCGGAAATGCGGCATTGCGGTGCGAAAAGTGCCTATCCTGGGGACGTGTGCCACCCGGGTAACGATAAGGGAGGAAGGAATCATGATCCACTGGACAATCGCGGCACTGGCCTTTGGCGCGGGGGCTGCTGTGACAGGCGCGATCAGCGCCAGGCATCAAAAACGGCTGCGGCAGGCGGTTGACGCCTGCAAGCGGGAGGATGCCGACCGGCTGCGCTGGATGGAGGACAAGCTGGAGGCCGCGGAGGAGCGGGCCATGAGCAGCATCGCGCTGGCCCAGCAGCGGCAGCTGCAGGAGGTCTACAAAGCAGGCTACATGCACGGGTATCAGCTGGCGTGGAACCAGCGGACAATCCGGGGCTAAATACACAGGAGGTGACAAGGATGTTGAGCCATCGGGACATGGACGGGGTGCTGTGGTGCGACTGCACCGAATGCACCATGGGATGCAACGGGGACATGAGCTGCGGCGAGGGCTGGGCGGAAAGCGAGCCGGGCTGCAAAGGCTGTGACCACGGCAGGCTGCTGCCGGAACTCAAAAAGCAGCATTGACGGCGCCAGGCCCAGCCCCGTGCAAGCCGGGGCCGCCCCTGATCCAGGGGCGCGGCGCTCAAGCCATTGGACGGCTGGAAGGAAGGAGGATTCATATGACAAGGAAGAAAGTAGCCGACCCTGTGGGCGTGACCAGCTGGGATGAAGCCGACGCGCTGCTGGGGCTGTTGGCAGAACGGCAGCGGGAGGTGGAGCGCATCCAGCTTGACCTGGATCAGCGGATCGCCGTGCTGAAGGACAACGCCAAGCTGGCCATTGACGTGCATCAGGAGGCCATCGCGGAGGGAGAAAAGCAGCTGGCGGTCTTTGCCAAGCTGCATGAGGCGGACTTTGGCAAGGCCAGGAGCATGACGCTGACCCATGGGGCCATCGGCTGGCGACAGTCCACCACGGCCAAACTGCTGCGCACCGTGGCGGACACGGTAGCCCTGCTGCGGGGCATGGGCCGGGAGGACTGCATCCGGCAGGCGGCGCCCCAGGTGGACAAGCAGGCGGTGCGGCAGCTGACGGAGGCAGAGCTGGACGCCGCGCAGATCAAGCTGGTCAGCAAGGACACCTTTTACTGGGAGGCGGAGGAAACGCGGCTGCCGGAGGTACCAATACCATGAACGGGGAGCAGTTGTACCCTGCCGTCATAACCCTTGCTCGCCCAGAAACGATCTACTCGGATGCGCACCTGATTAGGATCATAGAAGAGGCTATGGGGGCAGAAATGGCCGAGTTTTTGCAGGCACGGCTGAAAGTAAGCGATGTTGGAATCGCTCAAGTCAAGCTGATCCTGAGAGGGTTGCAAAGCGTAAAGGATGATCTGGAAGACGCGGAAAATGAACTGGAGGACATGTTACCATGAGCAAAGCAACCATGGGCCATGACCCGGCCACGGCCAAGCAGGTCAAAATGATCTATGGCGTGGCGAAGAAAGAGGGGCTGGACAACGACCTGCTCCATGCCCGGTGTCAGGTGGCGACGGGGAAGGAGCATATCAGCCAGCTGACCAAGGCAGAAGCGGCCCGGCTCATTGACAGCCTGACCGGGGGCAGGAGCAACCGACGCGGCCCTGCCGCCAAGACGGATGACCGACCGCTGGATCGGGCCAGTCAGGGACAGATCAACGTGATCCTGGGCCTGGCGCGTAAGTTAGGCTGGCTGGAGGACGGTGGCAAGCGGCGGCTCAATGCTTTTCTCCGCGCCCGCTGGGGCGTGGAGCAGCTGGACTGGCTGCCGCCTGACGTGGCTGTCAAGGTGACCGAGGCCATGAAAGCCATGGTCAAGGGCGGACGTGGAGAAAGGAGGAAAACTGATGAGAATCAAGCGCTGTAAGACCCTGACGGCAGAGCAATGGTCTGACGTTGCGGACAGGCTGCAGGATGCTGCCCCCATCTTTGCGGGTATCCTGGAGAAGATCAACCGCGATGGTAAAGGCCAGCAGGATGCCCGAGAGCTGATGGCAGATATGCAATGCGCGGTCACAGCTGTTCGTTATGTGTCTGCCTTTGCAGCAGATCAATGCAACTTCCTGTTGGTGAGCGAGTAAGGAACGAGAGAAAGGAGGCGTATTATGGACGAAAAGAAGGATGCCATCCAACTGCCGAATCAATATCAGGATCTGGTGCGGGTGATCGGCTTGGAGGCCACGATACGCCTATGCCGGGAGTACGGCGGCACCGATACCTATATCCCCAAGGTGGACGGCCTGCTGGCGGCAAAGCAGCGCGAATTGATACGCCGGGAATGGAACGGTTACAACGGCGATACCCTGGCGAGGAAATACGATGTGTCCGTGAGATGGATTCGCAAAATCGTGGAAAGCGACAAGAACCCGGTTATCCCCGGCCAGATGAGCGTGGATGATTTCATATAATGCCTTTTGATTGGTGGAAATGGTTCCTCTATTTGTTATCAAAGCAAAGAGGTACAATGTCCGCAGGCAAAGCGCCTGCGGGCATTTTTTTATGAGGAGGGAGCGGCATGACGACATGGCTGCCGAGCGCACTGTTTACCCTGGTGGTCGGGGTTATTGGTTTTTTCCTCAAGCGAACAATGGCCAGCTTTGAGGACAAAATGGCCGAGCAGCGGGAGGACTTCCACGCGGAGATGGAGTCCGTGCGCAACGACTTCCGCGCCAGCATGGACACGCTGGGCCATCGGGTGGGCAAGCTGGAGGACGCCATGGCCGAGATGCCCTACAAGTACACGCTCAAGGAGGACTTCATCCGCTCCATGTCCACGGTGGACAAGAAGCTGGATATGATCCTGGACAACCAACGCGGGAGGGGAAACTAAATGAACAAGGAAATCAGCGTGATCCAGCGTAAGAAGATCCGCGGGCACATCCTCAAAATTCTGGAGCTGTCCCACCCCACGGCGACCTTTGAAAGCGCGGTGGCGGCAGGGCTGATCCAGCGGGGGTTGCTTTCCTCCCCGGACATCAGCGAATACACGGACTACCTGATGGGCAAGGCGTACATCACCGCGGTGGGTCATCCTGACCGCTTTGACATCGGGGAAAGCCTGCTCAAGCTGACGCCCAAGGGCGTTGACCTGCTGGAGGACACCATCCGCGATCCCGGCGTGGAGGTGTGAGCATGGCAGAGGCGCGTACCATCAAGCGGGTGCATTGCCGGGTGGACGAGTTTCCGCCCGAGGCCCGAAGCAGGATCGACGCGATGCTGGCTGATCCTCAGTGTACCTATCAGGAGATTGCCGAGGCGCTGACGGAGGACGGGTACGAGATCAGCAAAAGCGCGGTACACCGTTACGCCTCCCGGATGGGCGCGGATCAGCAGCGGCTGCGGGAGATCGGGGAGCAGACCAGACGTCTGGTGCAGTCCCTCAAGGACAACCAGGACGTGGAGGCCACGGAGGTGGCCAGCGCCCTGTTGCTGGACGCCCTGACCCGCCGCATAGCCACCGCAGAGGAGGAGTTTGACGCCCTACCGCTGGACAAGGCGGGCCATCTGCTGGTGGCGATGCAGCGATCCACGGTCTACAAGGCCCGCACCATGGAGGACAAGCAACGCCTGGTGGGCAGGGTGCAGGAGGCGATCCTGACCCGGCTGCGCGACCTGGTGCAGGGAGATGACAACCTCACCGCCCGGCTAACGGAGCTGGTGGAGCAGGCGGGCCGGGAGGTGCTGGCGGATGAGGGCTGATTGGTACGTCATCTGGGTGGAGACGGGCCGCGAAGACGAGACGGCCCAGCGCATCCGGGGGCTGGAAAGACCGCCCGAAGCCCTGTGCCCGGCGCAGGAGCTATGGCAGCGGCGCGGCGGCGCGTGGGCGCTGAAGCGGCAGCTGACTTTCCCGGGCTATGTATTCCTGCACTGCCGGATGGACGCGGGCGTATACCACGCCATCAAGGATCTGCCGGGCGTACTGGGGTGGCTGGGCTGTGACAGCCTGTGGCCCACCACCGTGCGGCAGGAGGAAATGGACGTGGTGCTGGCCCTGACCGGCGGCGCTGATCCGGGCAAGGTGCTGACGGATCCGCGGGTGGACAAGCGCCAGCGCCGGGGCTACGGCACCCTGACCATTCACGGCAAAGCATACCGGGTGCCCTACAACGTGTACCAGGATCCCAACAATCAGGCGGAAGCGCTTCCGGGTGATGCGTCCCCGGAGGATGAGCCAACACCGATCATCAAGGGAGGCCGTCAGGACTGACGGCAAAGGGAGCCGGGGGAGCCGGAGGGCGAAGCTATGCCCTGCCGCCTCATCGGGTGGGCGGGTAAGCTCCCGTATCCTATCAGACAATTACGCGGCGACAACCCCGCCGCATGACATGGCGCTGCAGGCGCCATTTAAGGGAGGCCGAAAGGCCGACTGAGGGGATGCAGTGCTTGCGCTGCGCCCCGACACCCAGCGCCCGACACCGCGTCGGGTGATGGGCGATTTCCTCCTTCCGCCCGGACGGGATCTCCTCCCCCGTCCGGGTTTGGAGGGTGTTTTTTGTGATCTGAAAAAGAGGAGGCGGCGGTGGTGTCGGACGCATACAGGGATCGGGCCATGGCCGCCACCCGGGTGGTGCGCGGTACGGAGGCGGCGCTCAGGCGTCGGATCGCGGCGCTATACGAGCGCTGCGCCAAGGACATGGAGCGAGAAATCCTCCATTATGGCGAGGACAGCCTGACGGGGCGCAGGGCTTCGGCGCTGCAAAAATCCATGCGAGGCTATGTACACCGGCTTTGGCAGGAGATCGGCGACGAGGCCCAGGGGGCGGTACGTCAAGGGGCAAGCCTGGGCGTTGGCGTCCAGGTATCGGTGCTGGACGACGCCCTGGCAGGGATCGGCGTCACCACCAAGCCCAGCTTTGCCAGCGCCTTTGCCAAGACGCAGGATGAGGCTGTGGCCACGGTACTCAACGGATCCATGTATACCGGGAAACGCGCCGGTCTGTCACATCGAATCTGGAACAACGAGGCGCTGCAGGCCGGGAACATCGAGCAGATTATCGCCGCTGCGGTGGCCAAGGGCCGCAGCGCACCCCGGCTGGCCAAAGACCTGGAAGCCTACGTCAACCCCAAGGCCATGATGCCTGACCATTGGAACGACATCTACCCCTGCCCGTTTAACGTCAAGGTAGACTACAACGCCAAGCGGCTGGCGGTAACAGCCCTCAATCATGCCTACTACCAGGGCGCGATCCTGGCGGCGCGGGACAACCCCTACGCCGAGTATCTTCACTGGGAGCTGTCCAGCGCCCATCTGATCTACGACGTATGCGACACATACATGGAGCATGACGAGGGCCTGGGGCTGGGTAACTTTGCCCTGGACAACGCGCCGCTGCCGCATCCGTTTTGCCGCTGCACCTGGTACATCGACTCCGCCAAAAGCCTGGACGAGATCGGCCAGGAGCTGGGCCGGTGGCTGGATGGGGAGGATAATCCACAGCTGGAAGCATCCTTCGAGGCGTGGGGTGCGGTTGACTAAATCGCTGGATACAGTTATCACAAGGATGGTACAGTAATTGCAACGGATGACTGGAAACCAAAAACACGTCTAAAAGGCCCTGCCAAGCGCGTAGGGCTATTTTCGTGGGACAATCGCGCCGGAAGGGCGGACGGGCCTGTAACGCGCGTTAAACGGCGTTATTTTTGGCGTTAACAGAAAGGAGGCTGACGAGATGGCCGAAAAGGAGAATCTGCTGGCCTACCTGACCCAGAAGCCGCGGCAGGATCCGGCAGAGGACGCACGTTTCGAGGAGAGATTCACCCGAGCGGTGGCGGATGTATTTTTGTCCGTGGCCGAGGACATCCGGCAGCGGCGGCACCTGGAATATATGCTGGGGGGCGGGCGCGGCAGCTGCAAAAGCTCCTTTGTCTCCTGCGACATCCTGCGGGAGCTGCGCCACGATCCCAAGGGCAACGCGCTGGTGATCCGCAAGGTGGGCAACACCCTGCGGGACAGCGTGTTTGCGCAGCTGCTGTGGGCGGTGGATCAGCTGGGGCTGACGGAGGAGTGGATCCCCACGGTGTCCCCCATGGAGCTGACCAACCAGCGCACGGGGCAGAAGATCTATTTCCGTGGCCTGGATGAGCCGCGCAAGCTGAAATCCCTCAAGCCCAAGCGGGGCTATTTTGCGGTGGTGTGGTTTGAGGAACTGGACGAGGTGGACGGCATAGACGCGGTGCGCAGCGTGGTGCAGTCGGCAGGCCGCGGCAAGGGCGCGAAGACCATCGCCATCATGACCTACAACCCGCCCAAGAGCGCCAACAGCTGGGTGAACAAGGAGGCCGCGGCGGATGAGCCGGGACGGCTGGTGCATCACTCCACCTATCTGGACGTTCCCCCGGAATGGCTGGGCGAAACCTTCCTGGCCAAGGCCGAGGCGCTGCGGGAGCGCAACGAGCGAGCCTGGCGGCATGAGTACGGCGGCGAGGCCACGGGCGAGGGCGGCGCGGTGTTTGCCAATTTGCGCCTGCGCCCTGTCACGGCGGAGGAACGGGCGGCCTGCGCGTCTCGGATCATGCACGGCCTGGACTTTGGTTTTTCCACCGACCCCTCCGCGCTGGTGGATACGGCGTATTTTGAGCGCCCGGACGGTGCGCGGGTACTGTATGTGTACGGTGAGTATTACAAGGCGGGCGCGGGCTTTGACGCCCTGGAAAAGGCCATCCGGCAGCATTGCCAGGGAGGAAAAGCCGAGTGCTGGGCCGATACGGAGCCGCGCACCATCGCGGAGCTGGCGGGCCGGGGCCTGCGGATCGCCGCCGCCCGAAAGGGCCGTAATTCGCGCCAGTTTGGGATGCAATGGTTAGAGGAGCTGGACGAGATCATCATTGATCCGCGGCTGTGTCCCAACGCGGCGCGGGAGTTTGCCGCCTTTGAGCACACGCGGAACCGCGACGGCTCCTGGCGGGCGGACTACCAGGACGGCAACGACCACACCATTGACGCGGTGCGGTACAGCTGCTGGCGGGTGATCTTTAAGAGTAAGCGCAAACGCAACTACTCGGGAAAGGGGGCCAGATAAATGCGGGACTGGCTGCAAACACGGGTCTGCCAGGAGCTGGGCCAGGAATACGGGATGCAGCTGTGGTACGACCAGCAAAGCATCATCCGCCTGTACCAGTTTTATGGCGGCCAGGGGCAGGACTGGGCAGTGCCGTCGGGCTTGGATTACAGGCCCAACAAGACCATCGTCAATCATACCAAGCGGCTGATCGGCAAGGTGGCGGGCTATATGATGGGCCGCGCGCCGGAAATTACCCTCATGCCCACGGGGGACGGCGAGGACAACGCCCGGCAGGTGGCGGAGCTGGAGCAGCACATCCGCGACATCCTGGAGGATAACAGCTGGCAAAAGCGGCTGCTGCAGGCGGGGCGGGACTGCTTTGTTGGCAAGCGCGTGGCCCTGAAGGTCGGCGTCCGGGAGGGCCGCGTCCTGCTGCGCTTCCGGCCAAGCGTGGAATTTTTCCACGACGTTTCGGCGGATGACGAAGAGAAACTCTCCCGGATTATCTTTGCGTTTGGAATGAACCAGCGCAAGGAGCCGGAGCATCAGCGCATCTGGGTGCAGAGCTGGCGCATGGAAGACGGGCGCTGCCTGCTGACGGAGGGCGTCTATAACGGCTACGGCGCCGCGATCGGCGAGGAGCTGCGGGACGAGGACACGGGGCTGGACAGCCTGCCCGCCTATGTGATCCTCAACGAGGGCATGACCAGCGACGTGCTGGGCGACAGCGACGTGGAGCAATTGACAGCCATGCAGCGGGATTATAACCGCATGATCTCCGACGATCAGGACGCCCTCAAGTTTAACATGTTTCCACAAACGCTGGTCACCGACGCCAGCGAGGAGAGCATCGCGGCCATCAAAATATCCCCGGGGGCGCTGCTGGACTTGCAGACCGACCCGGCCAAGCCGGACGCCCAGGCCAAGGTGGATAAGCTGGAGACACGTTTCCAATACGACGCCCGCTTTACGAATAGCTTAAGTACGCTGCTGGACGATATGTATACGCTGATGAGCTGCCCCCGGGTGACGGTGGAGTACCTCAAGGCTGTGGGGGTCTCCGGCAAGGCCATGCGGGCCATGTATTGGGATCTGCAGTGCCGGTGCGAGGAGCGCTGGGCCGAGTGGGACAGCGCCCTCAAATGGATGGTGCGGCAGATTGTTGCCCAAGAAAAGGCCGCTGGTATCCACGACTGGACAGGGTGCCGGTACGCCGTCAAGATTGAGCATCTGTATCCCATCGCGGACGATGAGGACGAGGAGCGCAAGCTGGACATGCAGGAAGTGGCCCAGCAGGTGCGCTCCCGCCGCAGCTATATGGACAAGTGGCAGCCGGACGGAGACGCCGATAAAGCGATCAAGCAGATGGCCACGGAGAGGCAACAGCTGGAGGAGGCAAGCTATGTTTAACCAGCCCAGCAGCAGGAGGAGGACACCAACCATGGACATCATCACCACCTTTAATTTCCGGGCAGCACAGATCGACCATGACCTGCGGATCAGCGGCGTGGAAGGCGAAGCGGGAGCCCATGTCACCGTGTTGGCGCTGACCCGGCACGGCATTCATCAGCCGCAGGTCAGCATCCTGGTGGATGACCTGGACGCGCCCAGGACGGCGCGGGTCATTTGCAGCATGGAGCAGTCGGCCATTTGCGACGGCTTGGTGGTTTACGCCACCCTGATCGACGCCATCAGCGGTAGGACAAACAAGGACGCCTCCTGGCGCAACGGCATCCTCCAGCGGCTGCACCTGTTTGACGGCGGCATTGCCACGGGCAAACTGCAACAAACAATGGCCCGGGGGATGCGGTACAGCGTCCGGGTCAACGATCCCGCCCCGGGGCTCATGACGTACAGCATCAGCCGCAGGTCTGACTAAGGGGATGCGGCGCAAGTGCCGGAGGCGATGGCAAACGATGATCAACGGGTAAATCGGAGCGGCGCAAGCGGCTCCTTTTTACATACAAAAAATTTGCATAATAGAGGGAGGCAAAACCATGGATGAAAGTACGATTCAGGCGACCGAAACCACGCAGCAGCTGGAACACCCTGCTCCCGCCGCGGAAAATCCTGCCGCCGAAGCGACCGCCGAGACCACCGCGACCGCGGCGGATGAAACGGCAAATCATGAAGCGTCCGGCCAGAAGCCGGAAACGCCCCGCCAGGAGATGAAGGCCGACGATCCCGCCCAGGCGATGGCCGCGCTGACCGGCCAGGCCGCCGAAGCCGAGCTTCGCGCCGCCGCCGCGCTGGCGGGCGTACCGGGCGAAAAGCTGCCCTACGCCCTGCGGATGTGCGACCGGGCCGCGCTGTGTGCCCAGGGCGCTGACATGACCGCCCTGGCCAAGGAACAGATCGCGGCTGTGCTGCGGGATGTGCCGGAGCTGGCCGGTCGCGGCGGATCCCTGCCCGGTAGTCTGGGCGACCACAAGCGCGTGGGCGCCGACCAGAGCGCCGAGGACAAGGCGCGGGCTGCCTTTGCGCAGCATCTGATGTAAGGAGGTAATCATATGGCAAACACCATTGCGTACGCGACCATTTTCCAGCAGGAGCTGGACAAAGCCTTTGAGGCGTCCGCCCTGACCGGGTGGATGGACGGCAACAGCGGCCTGGTCAAGTACCAGGGCGGCAGCGAGGTCAAGATCCCCAAGATGACCCTGGACGGCCTGGGTAACTACGACCGGGACACCGGCTACCCTGACGGCGCGGTGACGCTGACTTACCAGACCATGACCATGACCCAGGATCGCGGCAGGCGGTTTTACCTGGACGCCATGGATGTGGACGAGAGTAACTTTGTGGCCACGGCGGGCACGGTCATGGGCGAATTCCAGCGCCTGAAGGTGGTGCCGGAGGTGGACGCCTACCGCATGGCGGCCCTGTGTACCGCTGCGGGTGACCACAAAACCACCTATACCCTGGCGGCTTCCACCGTCCTGGGCAAGCTGCTGGACGACATCGCCGCCGTCCAGGATCGCATCGGCGCGGACGCGACCCTGTACATCCATATCTCCAACGCGGCCAAGGCCATGCTGGAGAAGTCCACGGAGATCTCCAAGCGGCTGGATGTGGCGGATTTTGTCCGGGGCGAGGTGCATACCAAGGTCAGGAGCCTGGACGGTCATCTGCTGATCCCCATGCCCGCGGGCCGGATGTACTCCAAGATCACCATGTACGACGGTCGCACCCCCTCCGACGGCAAAGCAGAAAACCCCTCCGCCAATCAGACGGTGGGCGGGTACGTCAAGGCGGCGGACGGCGTGGCCGTCAACTGGATCGTCGTGGCGGCCAAGGCGCCCATCGGCGTGTGCAAGACCGATACGGTGCGCATCTTTGATCCTCTGACTACCCAGAAGGCCAACGCCTGGCAGATCGACTACCGCAAGTATCACGATCTGTGGGTGCCGGACAACCAAAAGGACGGCATCCAGATCAACCTGGCTGCTTGACGGCGGCGTCGCGCAAAGCTCCGGGATACGATGACGGTCGGAGGGGGCTTAGGCCCCTCCGACGCTACCCCTTGAAAGGAGGCGACGCATCTGCAGGATATGGAACGACTGAAGCTGCTCACGGATGAGCGGGACGGCACGGCGGACAACCCCATCCCGCGCATGTTTACCGACGACGAGCTGGCCCAGCTGCTGGCGCTGCACAACGGCAACGTGCGCGCCTGCGCCTACGACATTCTGATCCGCAAGGCCGAAAATACGTCCATCACCCTACCAAACGGCATGACCCTGCCGGATCAGGCCGCCCACTACCTGCGCCGGGCCGCCAAGTTGCGGCCCAATCGCACCCGCAATGCCTGCCGGGCGGACAACATGCCGCCCAAAGGCGGTGGCGACCCGTGAACAGCTTTCAGCGGGCCAACATCCGCCGCCAAATGATCCGCGCCCTGAAGATCGCGGGAGCGACGCCCTGGGCCGTGACCCGAGTCGAGCGCGACGCCAACGGGATACCCACAGGCCGTGAGCTTGAGGTGGCGTGGCTGTATGGCCTGCGCTATCAGCGGGTCAGCCAGCTGGGCGACCTGCTGCAATTGGCCATGCCCGGCATTATGGCCAAGGGCAGCGGCAGCTGGCGTTGGATCGGCCTGGTGACCCATGGCGATCCGCCCAGAGAGGGCGATACGCTGCGCGGCTGCGACACGGAAGCCATGCAGATCATCGGCGTCCAGGAGAGCCTGGGCGTGATGCAACTGACGCTGGGAGGGATTGTGGTATGAGCAGCATCCGCGTGGATATCAGCCGGGCTCTGCAGCAAATGACCCAGGTGGAGCAACGCACACTCTATGCCTGTCTGATCTATGGCCGAGCTGCAGCCAATAAGATGGTCAAGGACGCCAAGATCCATGCTCCATGGCAGGATCGCACCCCATTGGCACGGCCAAGCCTCAACGGCGAGGCCCGCGAGATCGTGGCGGGCCAGGTGCGGGTAGAGCTGGCCCACGGAGTATACTATGGCATCTACCTGGAGCTGGTGCGGTTTAAGTACAAGGGTAACCTGGCTATTGTGTTTCCGACTGTTAAAAAGATGGCCCCGGAGATCATCCAGGGCTGGGCCAAAATAGCAAACAAGGGAGGCCGTTAGGCCGACTAAGCCCGAGGACAGCGCGCAAGCGCTCCGCAGGGCAAGGGAGAGGCGGTACCGATGCTCAATCAGATCAAGGCCCTGCTGCGCGGCAGCGGGCTGACGGTGTATGACAGCGCCGAAAAAATTGGTGAATGCCGGGCGCCCTATGTGGTGGCCTATGACCACGGATTCGAGGCCCAGCCGGGCACCAAGGGCCTGCTGGGTAAGCATGTCTATGAGGTGGTGTGCCTAACGCCCTATGCTGATGTGGATGGCCTCCCCCGCCTGGAAGCCCGGGTGCGGCAGGCGCTGCTGGACGTATCCGGCCTGCGCCTGGCGTCCACGGGCGGAACCGGCGTGGAGCAGACCTACCAGGCCCGGGCTGTGGCCCTTACCTACACCATCAGTGAGCGGGCGGCTTAACGCTGCCGCCTGACATCGCAACAATAGAAGGAGGTATATCCATGTCCGAAACTACTCCTACCCTGGAATTGCTGAAAAGCGGCGTATCCATCACCGACATCGAGGCCGTGGTCATCAAAACGGCCTCGAAGCACTACATGATTAAGACCGGCACCGAGGCCGCCATGAAGGCCCGGGTGGACGCTGGCCAAAAGAAGGTGCTGCGCAAGCGCAACACGCTGCTGGCCCAGAACAACACCGCCGACCTTATCATGGGCTATGACATTGAGCTAACCGACCTGCTGACCCACTACGAGGTGGTAGCGCTGCTGGAGGGCGGCGCTGTCATCAAGGACGAGAGTGGCAAGGCGACGGGCTACTCCGGCCCCGTGGCAGGCGAGGAGGTTATCCTCACGCCCTTTACCTTGGAGGTCTACTGCGCTAACCGCGGCGCCAATAACCGGGTGCTGGACTACCGCAAATTTGTCTACGACAACTGCACCGGCAAGAGCCCCGTGGAGTGGTCTGTCAAGGACGGCGAGTTTTTGACGCCCAAGTACGTCATTGAGTCCTGCCCGGATCCCGGCGAGGCGCCTATGAGCGTCGAGACCGTGACCGCGCTGCCCACGCCGCCCACGGAGTGATTCGCGCAAAGCCTGCTTTGCGCGAGGTTTTGCACTCGCTCACTGGTCGGCAGGTTGCGCCAGCCTCCCGGCCGTTCGCGCGTGTAAGGAATGTTTCCCTGCGGGAAACGACCCGCCCCCAGGGCAAAGCCCCGGGATACGATTCCAGTCGAAGGGGGCTCCGGCCCCCTCCGACGCCACCCATTAGATTGAGGAGGAAACACCATGGAAAATGAAAAGAATGACGCTCTGCCCGAACAAGACGGCGCGAATTATGACCCCCTGGCGGACGCCGTGGCGCGGTCGGCGGAACAATACGTGGAGATCCCGGGCTGGGGCGACGGCAAGCCCTGGCGGGTCAAGCTGCGGCGGGTGTCCCTGCTGGACTTGGCGCTCAAGGGCGCGATCCCCAATCCCCTGATGGCCGCCGTGCAGAGCCTGTACACCACCGGCACCACCGGCGACTCCGACCTCCATACTGCGGCGGAGACCATGCGCCTTATGGCAGACGCCGTACTGGCGGAGCCTACCCTGGCCCAGCTGGACGAAGCGGGCGCGACGCTGACGGATATGCAGCTCACCGCCCTGTATCTCTATGGCCAGCGCGGCCCGGAGGCTCTGGTTCCCTTTCGCCAAGCGCCCTCAGTTTTTGACCGTCTGCCGGATCGCAAAGCTCTACGGCACAAGGCCCAGTAAGCTGCTGGACGCACGGGACGCCTATACCGCCTACTGCATCGACGAGGCGGGCGCGTGGCTCCTCGGCCAAAAAGACCCGCCCCGATACGGCGGGCAAAAAGCAACCGTCAACAACCCCAAACTGCTGGCCGCCCTGGCACAGATGGGCGGCGCGGCGATCAAGGGGACAACCGACTACGGATAACCCAAGGAGGCATGACCATGTATGACTGGATTGCCCTGGACGGCATCCGCTCGGATACTATCAGCGGCCTGGTGGTCATGACCTACACGCCGCTGTACCTGCCCCAGCGCACCCGGGAGCAGACGGCCCTGCCCGGGCGGCTGACGGCCATCACCCAGCAGGCGTGGCAGCGGGAGCCCTCCGACATCCCCATCACCCTGGCGGTGGTGGGGACGGGTCAGGCCCAGGTGGACAAGACCATCCGAGAGGCGGTGCTGCCCTGGCTGTACGGCGCCACCCGTCTGACACTGGACAACGACCCGACCCACCATTACCGCGGGGCCGTCACCCAGGTGGAGCAAAGCGTGGACGAGGAGCGCTGGGTGGAGCTACGGGCAACCTTCCGGGCCAACCCGCCCTGCCGTCTGCGGCTGCTCAGCCCCAAGGCCGGATGGTATCCCGCCGCGGATACGCCCATCCCCTGCCAGATCGCGGCGGACAACGCCACCTGCCAGGGTAATTTTACAGCCCCCGGCTGGCTGCCGGAGGTGACCTACAACGGCCTGGAGACGGCGGAGACCTACATCGCCGTTACCGGCACCTGGGACAAATTGCGCCTGGGCGCGACCTTTGAGGTGGCCCAGGCGGCGGAAACGTCAACAACCCTGTACATCGACGGCGAAAACGGCCAGGTATGGACGCAGACGGCGGACGGCGTTGAGGTCAACTGGATGAGCGCCACCACCGGCGACCTGCCGGAGATCCGTCCTGGGCTGACAAGCCTCTACGTGGGCGGGGAAAACATCAGCGTCACCATGCGGATGCTGGTCATTGAACGAGGATAATCAACAGCGGCCTGATAAAGGCCGCGTTTTTTTAGGGTTAAAAAAGGGGTGACAGAAGCATGGCCATCGACGGCGGCAAAATCGTATCATACTTGGAGTTGGACGCGACACGGTATCAGTCCGCCATGGCAAAGGCCAGGGCGGAAGCGACGCTCTTTGGCCATCAGCTGTGCTCAGCCTTTGATAGCAGTCTTGTCCCCATGCAGCGACTGACCAGCACGGCCAGTGGCTTGCAGAATATCGGCAGTCGCCTGAGTCTGGGCGTCACCGCGCCGCTGGTGGGAGTAGGCGTCTCGGCGGGCAAGATGGCCATCGACTTCGAGGGCGCGTTCGCTGGTATTCGCAAGACCGTGGACGCCACCGAGAGCCAATATGCGGCCCTGGCGGACGGCATCAAAGCCATGAGCCAGGAAATCCCCCAGTCCGCCACGGAGCTGGCGGGCATCATGGAGATCGCCGGTCAGCTGGGCGTGGATCAGGGCAACCTGCTGTCCTTTACCGAGACGATTGCTAACCTGGGCGTGGCCACCAACCTCAGCGGAGAAGAGGCCGCCACCATGCTGGCCCAGTATGCCAACGTCATGGGCATGCCCCTGGATCAGATTGGTCGTCTGGGCAGCACCATCGTGGCCATGGGCAACAACACCGCCACCACAGAGCGGGACATTGCGGAGCTGGCTCAGCGCCTGGCTGGTACTGGCAACCTGATGGGCCTCACCAACGCCCAGGTCATGGGCCTGTCGGCCACCATGGCCTCCCTGGGCATCAACGCCGAGGCGGGCGGCAGCGCCATGAGCCGCACTCTCCAAAAGATCAACAGCGCCGTTCTGGGCGGCGGGCAGGAGCTGAGCGCCTTTGCCCGGGTGGCCGGTGCCTCCGCCCAGGACTTTGCCGCCGCGTGGCGGGCCGATCCCATGACCGCCCTGGATCAGTTTGTGGCGGGGATCGGACGCATCAACAGCAGCGGCGGGGACGCGGCGGCAGCCCTGGCGGACGTGGGACTCAATGATCTGCGCATCACGGACACGGTGCTGCGCCTGTCCGGCGCGGAGGGCCAGCTGGCGGAAAACATCAGCCTGGCCAACAGCGCCTGGGCATCCAACACCGCCCTGCAGGCGGAGGCCGACCAGCGCTATGAGACAACCGAGAGCAAGCTGCAAATCGCCAAAAACAGCATCAGCAACATGCTGGCCAGTTCGGGCGAGGTGCTGCTGCCCATTGTCAGTCGGGCGGCGGACGCGGTGTCCGGCATCGCCCAGGGCTTTGCCGCCATGGACGAGGGCGGCAAAAAGGCCATCGTTACCGTGGGCGGCATCGCGGCGGCCATCGGGCCGGTGATGACCGTAGCCGGAACAGTGATTAAGCTTATGTCCGGCCCCGCGGGATGGGTCGCGCTGCTGGCGGGCGCGGGCGTCGCCGGAGCCGTGGCCATCAATAACATCCGTCAGGCCGCCATCCGGGCGGATCTGGAGGGCCGCTTTGGCGACATCGCCCTATCCGCCGAGGAGATGGACGAGGCCATCGACGAGCTGTTTGCCGATGATCGGGCGCGGCATATGCCCTTTTCGGCAGACCTGAGCGAGGCCCAGGAAACCCTGGATACGGCCATTGACGCCTTCAGCACCCAGACGCTGACCGTGGACAAGATGATGATCCGCGCCGGGCTTGGCCTGAGCGTCGACCAAAAGGAGTTTGCCAAGGCCGCCGCCAACCTGGCCCTGCAAGCATCCGAGGTCATCAACGCCCAGCGAAAAAAGACCACCATGTATGTCGACGCCGTGTTCGGGGCCAACGACCCGCAGGGCGAAAAGCTCAAAACATCATTTAACGCATACTTTGACCAGGCGGACGCCGATGCCACCACCAAGGGTCTCGAGCTGGCCGAGTACATCGAGCAGGGTCTGCAGGATGGATTTTTGGACGAAACCGAGCAGGCCACCATCCAGGCGCTGCGGCAAGAACTCATCACCATCACCAACCAGGCCGCCAGCATCGACACCAAGGGCGCTCAGCTGCGCTTCCGCATGGAGGCGTCCGAGGCATCCTTGGACGCGGATAGTCTGCGCGGCCTGCAGGAGCGGGCCAATGAGGTCATGCAGGCCGGTGCGGACGAGATCAGAAACAACGGCGAACAGCTGCTCACCGCCACCTACAATATAGCGGCCATGGAAGGCTGGTCGGATGACCGGCTCCGGGCCGAGATTGACACCATCAAGCGGCAGATCCAGCAAAACCTCATCGACTGGCAGGCTGATACCACGGCGGATGCCTGGCAGGCCATGGGTCAGCGCGTGACCGCTGCTTACACGGACGAGATGGCCGCCGCCCAGACGGTCATCGACCAGGCCATGGATTATGCCCGCGGAGCAGCCGAGCGGCAGATGCGCGATTTTACCAACCTGCAGCCGGGGGACGACGGCTGGGCCGAGCAGTACGCGGGCTTCTTTAAGTCGGCCCTTGGGGAAGCGTTTACCGACGCTGGATGGTCGGATCTGATGACCGACGCAACCCGGGATGGGATGGCTGACATGTACGAGGCCCTGCAGCCCCAGCATGAGGCCCTCCGACAGCTGGCCGCCGAAATGGGAGACGAGCTGCCCGCGGAGCTGCGGGACGCCCTGGATCAGCTCAATTTTTTGGAGATCCTGGCCACCGCTTTTGATCCCCGCAACGCCGCGGAAGTCTATAAGGCTAATTTTGACGTTGACGGGATGTTAGACCTGGGCCAGCAGGCCACCCAGGCCACCGCCGAGGGCATGGAGGCAGGCAGCGCGGACATCGCGGCGCAGGGCGACAACGCCATCCAGGGCTTTATGGACAGTGCTGATCGGCGCGGGCCTGATATGTATAGCTCCGGCTATCGGTCAACCCGGCTGTTTGTTCGGGGTATGGAGGTGGGCCTGGACGCACACAGCCCCTCCCGTGTTACCGCCCAATACGGCGACTGGGCCGTGGACGGCTATGTGGGCAGCATCAGCAAGGGCCTGACGCGCACACATCTGTCCGGCGTCAGCCTGGCCCAGGCGTCCCTCCAGGGTCTTGCTCAGGGTCTGGACGCGCACAGCCCCTCCAGGGCTATGGGCAAATACGGACAATGGGCCGTGGATGGCTATGCCAAGGAGCTTGATTATGGCGTCCGCAGGTCGTACCAGTCCGGCGTATACCTGGCCAAGGCCACCATGGAGGGCATTGGCGACGGTCAGGCTGATTTTGCCGCCATCGCCAACCAAAACAGGATCAGGCTGCAAAAGTACAACCAGACCGATACAACCGATCCGACCAAGGATAAGCCCCCGTCCACGGGCGGCGGCTCCAATGGGGCAGCCGCGGCGGAAGCGGCCCGGCAGCAGGCGCTGGTGGACGGCATCCGTCAGACGGCGGCGGCCACCCTGGCGGCGGATCAGGCGGCCTACCGGCAGCGCATGGACGCCCTCAACAGCCAGTACCAGTCCCTGATGGACTTCGCCGGGAGCCACGCCGTCTGGTATCAGGACGATAAGGGCGAGACGGAGGTCAAGGCCGCCAAAAAACGCTATGATGACCTCATCGACGAGGAAAACAAGCGCTATGAGGCCGAAAAAAAGCGCATCGAGGCCGAGACCACCAAGAAAAACAAGGACGCCCAGCAGCAGCGGCTGGACGCCCTGAAGGAAGCCCACGAGGAACGCACCAAAACGCTGAAGGAGCAGCGGGACGAGGAAGCCGAGGCCATGAAAAAGCAGTACAACCTGCAAAAAGAGATGGCCACGGCCTGGCTCAACTACCAAAAAAGCCTCCTGTCGGCGGAGCTCAGCGCCAAGCGGGCCGCCTACGCCGAGGATGATTATCAGGACGAACTGGCCGAGCTGCAAAAGCGTCAGCGCCAAAGCAAGAGCGCCCGGGAAAAGCGGGAGCTGCAGGAGCAGATCGACAAGATGATTCGCGACCACGCCCTGGAGGCGGAGGAAGCGGCTCTGCAGGAGACCTTGGCGGGGTACGACGCGCTGATCGAGGCCGTGGGCAAGGGCCTGATCGGCCTGGGCGACCTGACGGGCAGCAGCGCCTACGGCGATCTGTCCTTTGGCACGGCGGGGCTTTCCGCCCTGGACAACCTGACCGCCCAGCAGCTGCAAAACGTCCTTGACTCCCTGGATCGCGGGGCGCTGTCCGGCGGTGTGGGGGCCACGGTATCCTCCGCGCAGATGGCGGCGGCGCTGCGGTCGGCTTCTGGCACGGCCTCCGCCCCGGTGGTGGTGACCCAGGAGGGCCGTAACTACACCATCGACCTGCGCGGGGCCATCGTCCGGGACGACAGCGACATTGACCGCATCGTGGACGAGATGGACAGGCGTCTCAGGGCCGCGGGAAGGTAGTTATTCCACAGGCGGTTCATGGATTGGGGAAAACTTTTTCACAAAAGGGGTTGACTTTTTGTAATTACAAGATATAATGTAATTACAGAAAGTGAGGTGAGCATGATTTCTCCACGGACAGGACGTCCGCCTGAACCGCATCCAAAGGACTTTTTGCTGCAAGTGCGATTGGATAAAGACACATTGGCACTGCTGGATGAAAATGTAAAACGATTAGGGACAACCCGAAGTCAAGTAGTGCGAGAAGGAATTAGGCTTGTTGCGGAACAGACGGACAAATAAAAAAGCCTTGATTGCTCCATTTCTTGGCGGAAACAGCAATCGAGGCTTTACCCCCGGAGGTCGCCCACCAGGTAAATCCATTATACCACGGCGGCGGCCTCCTGACAAGCGAACAGGAGGAAAAAAAGCATGTCAAGAACTGAAAAAATCAGAAAAAGCGTCGACAGCCTGACGGACGGCGCGGGAGTGACTGAGGAATACGCGGCGCGGATTATTCTCCAAGCCAAAGATATTCTCCGGGATGTGAAAGAGGGCGGCGTGCTGGAAATTCCGTACCCGACCATTCGTCTGAGGATTGGTATCATGCGGGAAGACGCGATGGAAATCGTGTCCGCCGTGGAGAACAATCTGCAAAGCGCTCTTGACGCATACAAGCAGGCTTTGCTGAACCGCGAGGAAGGCGGTGAGGAAGCATGCTGAACGACCTGACGCTCTTTCAAGGCTCCCTCGCCCCCAAGACCTACGACGGCCGGCGGGTGGTGACGCTGCGGGACATCGACGAGCTGCACCAACGCAAAGAAGGAAGCGCATGGCAGAATTTCAACAGTAACCGTGAACGTTTTGTTGAAGGTGTTGATTATTTCCGTGCCGATTTCAAAAATCAAAACCTGAAAGTTTCAGGTTTTGAAATTCCGTCCCGTGGCATTACCCTTTTTACCCTGACGGGCTACCTGATGATCGTCAAATCCTTCAACGACGATCTGAGCTGGGCCATCCAGCGGGAGCTGGTGACGGGGTACTTTTCAGGGCGTAAGCTGGGGAATACCTTCATGGGTACGCCGGTGATTACCACCAGGGAATATTGCAAGGCCACGGGCGAAGGCCTTGCGGCGGTTCAGTCCCGGCTGCTGAGGCATTACCGGGATTATCCCCTGGGCAGCGTGATCCGGCTGGAAGGGTATCACCTGAAGCTGTTCAAGGAAGAAAACCCGGGCGTCGAGATATACGCCAACGTCCTGTGGGTCATGACCCGGCAGGGGGCCGAGCTGGTCAAGGACAGCTTCCGGCAAAAGAAAATCCAAGCATAAACTCAGGGAGCGGCGCAGCGCCGCTCCTTTTTCCATACCAACAAACATGCGCGAATTATTGGGATAAACAAATCATCTCTGACGCAAGAACGGGATTCCAAAGGGATGAAATCCCTTTGGCGGAGTCCAGAGGCAGAGCCTCTGGCGTCCCCCAGAAAGGAAACAAAAATGCTGCGCATCTACGAAAAAGACCTGACGGCGGAAACGGTCAGCGCGGCCCTGATGACCAACGGCCTGGGGCTGCTCAAGGACGCTGTCAGCTGCACGGTACACCGGGTCATCAACGGGGACTGGTCGCTGCGGATGACCTATCCCTTGGACGCGCCGGGGGCGTCGCTGCTGACGCCGGAGCGGCTCATCTGCTATGAGGATGAGGCAAGCGGCGACGCCCAGCTGTACCGCATCGCCCGGCGCAGTCCCCGCAGCACCCGCCAGGGCCGGGTTATTGAGGTCGAGGCCCCCCATGTGGTCTATGACCTGCGGCACAAGTACATCACCAACATTGAGACCAAGGAGGACAGCCGCTACCCGGACGGTATCGACGCCCGGGAGGCCCTCACCCAGCTGCTGGCGGGGACGGGCTTTGCCGTTGGCGAGGTCACGGTGGACATGACCGCACTGGACTACCTGGACATCCTCCAAAAGGATGTGATGAGCTGCGTCAAGGAGCAGCTGCTGGACAAGTGGGGCGGCGAATTGCGGTTTGACAATTTCACCCTGCACCTGCTCTCGGCCCTGGGCGAGGATCGGCGCTACCCCATCCGGGACGGGCGCAACATTGAGCAGATCACCGTCACCGAGGACTATGAGCCGGTGGTGACGCGCCTGCACGTCCGGGGCTACGACAACGCCAACTTTGAGGCCGTCAACGACGGCAAGGACTACATCGACAGCACCCTCATGAGCCGGTACAGCCATATCCGGGAGGGGTACGCGGACTTTGCCGACATCGACGATCCGGAGGAGCTGATGCGCCTGGGCTTGGAAGAGCTGGCCAGGCGCGAAGTGCCGGAGATCACCTACGACATCCGCCTGGCGCAGATGCGGGGCAGCGTCCAGTACGCGGCCTACCGCCGCCTGGAGACCTTTGACCTGGGGGACACGGCGGCGCTGCACACATCGGTGCTGGATCGAAACGTCATTTTGCGCTGCTCGGAGCTGGAGACCGACTGCCTCACCGGGCGCAACATCTCCGTCAAGCTTGGCAACACCGACAAGGCGCTGCTGGCGGCCATCACGGCGGGGGCCTCGGCTTCCGACCGGCTGGCGGGGGTGCTGACCCCGGACGGATACCTGCAGGCCGAAAAGATCACCGGCAAGCTCAACCTGGTGCGGGTGGACAACCTGGCGGCGGAGATCGCCCGGATCACCACGGCCCAGATCAGCCATGCGGAGATCACCACGGCGCAGATCAAGGGCTTGGAGGCGGACATTGCCAACATCCTCCGTCTGCAGGTCAACTGGGCGGAGATCGACAGCCTGCAGGCGCAGATCGTCGAGGCCGTCACGGCGCAGATCGGTGATGTGAGCATCGACTTCGCCAAGATCCGCGACCTCATCGCGGACAAGCAGATCATCACCCAGGGCGAGGCGGGGGAATTGTACATTGCTGACCTGGCGGTGACGGAGGGCAACATGGTGCGGCTGTCCCTGGGGCAGCTGCTGCTCAAGGGCGCGGACGGCGGGTTTTACGAGGTTTTCGTCGAGGACGGCCAGGTGGCGGCACGACGGGCCGACGTGGCCGGGGCCATTGAGGACGGCACGGTGGACGGCGGCAAGCTGGTTGAGGGCTCCGTCACCGCCGACCGGCTCAATGTCCAGGACATCTTCGCGGACAACGGGCTCATTCGCCAACTGATGGCTGCCAACATCGACGTGGGCGAGCTGTTCGCCCGGGAGGCGTTCATCTCCAAGCTCAACGCCGTTGACATCATGGCCAACGAGAGCCTCCGGGTCTTTGTGGACGGACAGAGCGCCATCAGCGACCAGATCCGGGCGTGGTTCAATTTTTCCCACGAGGGCGAATTAAGCATCGGGCGCGGCGACCAGGCGTACAACACCGTGGTCAGCTACGACGGCTTCGCCATCAGGTACTACACTACCAAAACCCTGTATTTCCGGGAGGACACGGGCTACATCCCCAAGCTGGTGATCGACGAGACCCTGACCCTGGGCGATCTGACCGCCGAGCCCTCCGGCGACTACGTTGTATGGAGTTGATGACATGGCGACAATGACGTTTACCACCGCGGACGTATGGTGCAAGTGCAAGGCCAACGGCGGCAAGGACACGCAGACCGCCAGCATTGCCATCGCCGGATTGCCGGACGGCGCCACCATCCAGCGGGCGACGCTGAACTTCTACGTTTCCCACACCTATTCCACGCCCTACATCAACCGGGTCAGCGTGGGCAGCGCGAAGGTCTGGGAGGACTACCAGCCCGGCAGCGGTAACAAACGCGTGGATGTGACGGGGCTGCTTTCCGGCGCGTCGGTGGCGCTGACCTTTTACGCCCAGAACGGCAGCAGCAACGCCAAGCTGTCCAACACGGCCTTTTCGGGCATCAGCCTGGTGGTGGAATACATCGTCCCCAAGAGCAGCTTCACCTTGGACAAGACCAGCCTGGAGGCCGGGGGCAGTCTCACCGTCAACATTGCCCGCCTGAGCAGCGGCTATACTCACAAGGTAACGCTGAAGCTGGGTACGCGCTCCATGACCCAGACGGGGGTGGCCACCCAGGCTGTTTTTGACTTACCCCTTGACTGGTGCGACCAGCTGCCCAACGCCGACCAGGGCCAGGGCTCGGTGACGGTGGAGACCTTTGGCAGCGGGGGGAGCCTTGGCGCCAACACCGCGAATTTTGTGCTGAAGGTTCCCGCGTCGGTGGTTCCGGCCATCGGCAGCCTGACGGCGGCGCTGCTGGACGGGGCCGCGCTAAGGGAGGCCGCAAGGCCGACTAAGCCCGAGGACAGCGCGGAGGCGCTCCGCAGGGCGATACCCAGCACAGGCGAAGGCCTGGGATGGGCGAATGGGTTGTACGTCCAGGGGCACAGCCGGTGCCGACTGACGGCGGGCGGCGTGGCCGGGGCCTACGGTTCCACGGTGACCAGCGTGGTCATCAGCGGCGACGGTGGCAGCGGCAGCGGGACGATAAGGGAGGGCGTGAGCCCGACTAAGCCCGAGGACAGCGCGCAAGCGATCCCGCAGGGCTGTACCCGCGACGCGGCTTCAGCCGTGGGGCAGGCGGTATCATGGGACACGCATGTTCTGCGGACGGCGGGCAATGTGACCTTCACGGCCACGGTGACGGACTCCCGTGGTCGGACGGCCAAGAAGACGGTGACCATCACCGTGACCCCCTACGCCCCCGTGGCCATCACCGGGCGCGTGGCGGCCAGGTGCCAGGCGGACGGCACAGAAGATCGGTCGGGCACGTCCATCAAGGCCGGGGTCAGCTATACCATGACGGCCATTGGCGACAACGCCGCCACGGTGCGGGTGCATTGGCGCACGGGCGGTGGCCCCTGGACTGAGGTTCCCGACTGGCCCGCCCACAGTGGCGCGGAGCAGGTCATCCTGGCGGACGCGGCGGCCCTGGACAGCGCCTACGAGGTGCGCTTCACCGTTACGGACGCCCTGTCCACGGCGGAGCAGATCGGCGCGGTGTCCGTGGCCGAGGCATTCATGGTATGGAGCAAAAAGCACAAGGCCCTGGGCTTGGGGTGCTACCCCGGAGGCACTAAGCGTTTGCAGATGGCGGATGACTGGGCCTTGATGGCCGGGGGCCGCGATCTGGCAAGCAATGCGCACCATAACGTCGGAACCATCGGCAACAGCAAGGCGTTGTGGGATAACCTGGGACTTGTGACGCAGTTTTATACGCCGGGAAAGATGACCAACCAACCCACCGACTACGGCAATCTGCTCACGCTGTCCTGGGGGGCAGATGTCGCGCAGCTATGGTTTCGCCAGGCCAGCGGCAGCCTGTACCACCGGCAGGGCAGCATCGCCGGGTGGAGCGGATCGGAATCCGGGGATGACGCCAACGGGTGGAGCGAGATCCTGGACAGCTCCAACTGGCTCAACAAGGTGTACCCTCTGGGCAGTCTCTATCTGACGACCGATTCCACCAGCCCCGCGGCGCGGTTCGGCGGCACCTGGACGCAGATCAAGGACAGGTTCCTGCTGGCGGCAGGCGGCAACTATGGCGTGGGCAGCTATGGCGGCGAGGCGTATCACGCGCTGACCCTGGGCGAACTGCCCAACGTGACCGGCAGCATTTCCATGCATTCGGCGGGCGACAGCACCAACGTGCATTCGGTTTCCGGGTGCTTTTCCTCCGGCCTGACCAACGCCAACGCTTACAAGGCTGGCGGCAGCAAGGCCAGCGGCTCGCAATCCGTGGGAATCATCAACTTCAGCTTGGGCGGCAGTGGAGCCGGGCATAACAACATGCCGCCCTATTACGCGGTGTACATGTGGAGGAGGATCGGATGATGGGTGATACCAAGACCTACCTGACGGGCGTCTATGACGCGGATGGTAACCAATTGGACAGCTATGATCTGACCATGGGCCGTCTGGAGACGCGCCAAAAAGTCACCCATCACGATGCCGTGGAGGGCGTGGAGGAGCAGGGGCATTACGAGGTGGTGGCCCAGTACCCTAACGGCGGCAAGGATGTGGCCTGGGTGGTGGACGTCCCCGGCGTGGCAGCCCAGGAAGCCTATGACGAGATCATGATCTATGACGCCTACATCCCCTACACCACGGAGGAGCTGCTGGAGATGGAGCGCCAGCGAACGCAGCCGACGATGGATGAGCAGGTTGCGGAGATACGGGCGGCGCTGGATGCCTTGATGGGAGGGATTGCGGATGCAAACAGTTGATAAGTCGGCCATGATGCGGGCCGTGGGCAAGCTGCTGGCCTGGCAGGCCCAGGCCATGGCCTACGAGCAGGCGCTACCGGCCAATGACTTGATCGACATCAGCCCGCTGCTGCGGCCATGGAAGCCCGGCCTTCACCAGGCGGGCGAGGTGGTTACCCATGATGGCGCGCCCTACCGCTGCGCCCAGACCCACGACAGCACGGGCAACCCTGACTGGACGCCGGACACGACCCCGGCGCTGTGGGCTCCCTACCACGCCACGGACGCGGCCCACGCGCTGCCCTGGCAGGCCCCCACGGGAGCCCAGGACGCCTACAAGCGCGGGGAATGGATGGTCTGGCCGGACGGTAAGCGTTACGAGTGCGCGGCGGAGAGCGCCGTCTGGGGGCCGGATGTGCGACCTGAAGACTGGAACAAGTGAAAAGGAGAGAGCATCATGACGAATCAGGAATTTATCAACAAAGTAAAGCGGATTGTTGCAGATTACACCAACGAACACGATGATGCAACGGACAAGGCCGAACCGTTGCATCCGGACGATGTGTACATCGTCTGGCTGTGCAAAACGCTACAGAATAGCAAGGCTCTGGCATCCACTCCACGACTCGACGGCATGTATTACGAGATCACTTACAACGGCGACAAGGACGAGGTGTATCTCGATGCGTACAAGAAGTTTGAGAATAGGCGAATCGAACTGTAAATGCCTGACGAAAGGTCGATGAAGGAGGGATAACCATGACCAAATCTGACGCCCTCCGCGCCTGGGCGCTATCCAAGGTGGGCAGCCCCTACGTCATGGGTGGCACGGGCTTTGCCTGCACCCCTACCTACCGCAAAGCCAGGGCGGAGCAGTACCCGGCCAGCGCCGACGCCATCCGCCGCAACTGTCCCGTATTGCGGGGCAAGCAAGCCGCCTGCTCCGGCTGCAAGTACGACGGCAAGCCCTGCTATGACTGCGCGCAGTTAGTGCGTCGGGGCTGCGCGGCGGTGGGGATCGGCGGCGTCAACATCTCCGGCGCGACCAGCCAGTGGAACAAAGGCGACTGGCTGCGCAAGGGCGACGTCGCGGACGCGCCTGCCGGGCAGGTCTGCATCCTGTTCCGGGAGGACAAGCCCGGCGTGATGGGCCATACCGGCATTGCTCTGGGGGACGGGACGATCGTCCACGCCTCCGGGCACGACACGGGCGTCATCCGTACCGCCATCAGCGCGGGACGCTGGACGCACTACGCCATCCCCAAGGGGATGGATGTGGTGGTGGACGGCGGAGAGGACGCTCCGTCAGATGGTGCCCATGGCGGCAGCACCGGCACGGATCAATGCGATACCATACGCAAAGGAGCCAAAGGCCCGACGGTGGTCGAGGCCCAGGGGCTACTCCTGCGGGCGGGTTACGGCCTGCCCGTGCATGGCGCGGACGGCTCCTATGGCGCGGAAACCGAGGCGGCAGTCAAGGCATTCCAGCGGGCGCATGGGCTGACGGCGGATGGCATCATGGGGCCGCTGACCTGGGCGGCGCTGGATCGGGCGGCCCAGCCCAAACCATCCCCCCGCCCAACACTCCGGCGCGGCAACCGAGGCAACGCGGTGGTGGATGTGCAGCTGGCCCTGCGCGACCGTGGCTTTGACCTGGAGCCGGACGGCATCTTCGGATCTATCACCCAGGAATGCGTCAAGACCTTCCAGGGCACACGCGGCCTCAAGGCTGACGGCGTTGTGGGGCCGATGACCTGGGCGGCGCTAAACGGCAAGGAGGGAGGCCGAAAGGCCGACTAACGAGAGCCAACGCTTGCGTTTGGCCGAGTGTAGCCAGCGACGGGGCGTGGCCCCGGTGATGGCCGAAATGGGGTGATTCCGATGCAGGATGCTTAATTGGTTTTCTTCCTATTATATATGGAGGTGATTGTATGCGGATGACCGCTTTTTTTGTTGCCCTTTTTTGTGTCATGGCCCTGCCGTGTCTTGCCTTGGCGGAGGACGTTGCCGCTCCGGCCATTGACCTGACCCCGCTTGTCCAGACGGTGATTGCCCTGCTTGCCTCCCTGGTCACCTATCGCCTGATCCCCTGGATCAAGGCCCGCACCACGGAGCAGCAGCAGGCCAACCTGGCCGCCGTAACCCGCACCTTTGTCTACGCGGCGGAGCAGCTTTTCGGCGCCAACAGCGGCCCGGACAAGCTGGCCTATGTTACCGACGCGCTGCATACCATGGGCTATAACATCAACAGCCAGGAGGTGCTGGCCGCCATTGAGGCCGCCGTGCATCAAATGGCCAGCCCGGTCACATGCTTCTTTGGTGGTGTCTGTGACGCACCCATGCCCGACGATCCGCCTGACGCGGACGGTGAGATAAATCATTCCGGCGCGGATTAACCCGCTTTTTCAGACGCTTTTTCCGGCCCGGGTAACGTTTTGCCCGGGTATTTTTACACGCCAAAATACAAACATATGTTCTTGAAAAAAGTAAAGGATGACATCATGGTACAGATTTATCACGCCAACGCCATGGATATGCTGCGGCGGGACATCGGCCTGTTTGACGCCGTTATCACCGATCCGCCCTATTCCTCGGGCGGTGCCACCTTGACGGATAAGCAGCGCGGTACGGCTCAAAAGTACACCAATACCAAGCAGCATTGCCCTTTCCCGGACTTTGTAGGGGATGCCATGGATCAGCGCTCCTGGACGCGGATGATGCGGGAGGTGCTGTCCGCAGCCCGCGACCACTGCAAATCCGGCGCGATCCTGGCGGTCTTTATCGACTGGCGCAATATTCCGGCGCTTTACGACGCCATCCAGTGGGCAGGATGGGCGCTGCGCGGTGTGGTGGTATGGGACAAGCTGACATCACGCCCGCAGCGGGGACGCTTCCGGCAGCAGACGGAGTACCTGGTCTGGGCCAGCAACGGCCCGCTGCCGCTTGATCGCGGCGTGGGATGCCTGCCTGGTATATTCCACGCCACCAACGTTCAGGGTGCCAAACGGCTGCACCAAACCCAAAAGCCTCTGGAGGTCATGCGTGAGATCGTCAGGATCACCGTCCCTGGCGGGCGCATCCTTGACCCCTTCGCGGGTTCCGCCACCACCCTGGCCGCCGCGCAGCTGGAGGGCTATGACGCGGTAGGCTGCGAGGTTCACCGGGCCATTGCCACCACCGCCGCCAAGCGTCTGGACGTGCCGCTCCTGCCCCTTTCCGCGCTGCCCGAGGCGACCGTTTAACGCTCTTTTACGCCGCATAATCCGCGCCGTTTTACGCCAACAACAAGGGCCGGGAGTAACCAACTCCCGGCCTTTTTCTGTGCCTTTTCATCTTCGATTCCTGCATATTTTTTTGCATATTCCATTGTTTCACAATTCGCGCTGCTTTTGTTTTGGATTTCGCGCCGCTACACCGGCAATGACATATAACCATATCAAAAGGAGATGACCACCACATGAAAGCAATTTACTCC